CTTCCCTCTTCAACCCTGTGATATAACCATATAATGATATGATATGTTCGTTGGTTGTTTTGGGTTGTTTAGCCATTATTTATCACCAAAGAAAAAACTAGAAAATTGTTTATTTCTAGCGAGTTCTACATACTTATCTTGTTTATTTTTAAAATATCTTTTGTATTCTTTTTTCATAGTGCCTGTATCATTATTTAAAACAGCTTCTGTAAATTTTGGAAAAGAATCTATCCCATCTCTTACATTAAACTGTATATCTAATAGCATTTGTTTTCTTTTTGGGTCTAAGTCAGTATATGCCGTACCTAATTTATTATTTAATATTTTATTTTTTTCTTCAAGATCTCTTATTAATATAGTATTTGCTTGATTTTTATTTAAATTATTTATATTGTAGCCATACACTTTACCACTTGCTATCTCTTCATTAGTTAATTTATGACCATATCCCACAGTATCATTACCACCTTCAGGCGATTCTTGTATCATACCAGTTCCTGTTTTAAATAGCTGATCATTCTCAGCACTTTTTACATAGTTTAAAAAACCTTCACTATACAAAAGCATTTTGTTTGTCTGGTCTTGTGTTTCACCTATCATCATAATTATTATAAATAATATTATATTAATCTTTAACAAATATATTTTCTGTTTGTTCTTTAATAGCACCAGCTATTCTAGGAATTACCTCACTAAGTTTTGCACCTTTTTGATAATCTACTGGTACTCCCATATCTTCGCTAAATTTATTACTTAGTTTTCTATATTTTTCATCTAATTCGGCTAACTTATTGTTTCTTTTTTCTAGATTAATTGATCCTCTAGAATAACTATTATACACAGCTCTCATTTGGTCTTCTACACCTTTAACTCTTCTTCTAAATTCCATACCCTTAATAGTTTTTAATCTTGATAGATTTGTTTTTTCAATTTTAAAACCAAGAGTATTAAAGAAAGCCATTAATTCAGTTTCATTTCTCCGTAATGGTGAGGTATCTTTTCTAGCTTTTTCTATTCTTTCAGTAGAGTATGAAAATGGAACAAAAGGAAAGTTAGGTACTAATCTTTTTGCTGCAAATTTTGCTCTAATAGAAAAATCATCAAACTCTGATATACCTTGACCTTTTATTTTGTCTCCTCTAAATAGATCAAAACCTAGCATAGGAAATAAAACTTCTCCTGCTATACCAAAATTAGCCTGTAAAGGTTGTGGAAGTAAAGGTATTGTTCCAGAATTTAAATCAAATATATCTCCACCTGGTACAAATCTAGTTACATTAACATACCTAGATGAATCTGTTGTAGGTAGTTTAATATTTTTATGAGGTAAGAATGGCAATCCACCTATCTTACCTTTTTGTTCTTCTGTCATTGCAGCTCTTTCTGCTTCTGGTGCACCTTCACCTAATATCTCACCTAGATTATTTAACATATAACCTAGTACTGCATACTTAGCAAACTTCCAAGGTCTAACTACAGCTGTTTCTGCAAGTATAGGTATAACTCTATATGTGTAAGCTAAAAAAGGTGTAGGCAATGCTCTTAATGCATTTATACCTGGTGCTTGAATATTGTAATCAATAAAAGATTTTCTAGCATCTTGTGCTGCTTGTACTTTACTATATCCTTTCTTTCTTCTATCCATATATAAAGCAAGTCTAAATATAGAATCTTCTAATGCATAGTAATCAGATAGTTTTTGTAATCCAAATTTATTTTTTAAAATTAAATCTCTGTATATAAAATCAGAAACACCTACTGCATTATCAAATACATTTTTCTTTGGATCTATCTTATAATAAGCTGGTTGTAGTTTAGATGGATCTAAAACATCCAATTCTCTTTTTACAACATTGTTTGCAAATACTCCAAGATTACCTGCTTCTTCTAATATCTTAACAGACTTACCTGCGTTTTGATCTGTAAATGCTTTTACTGCGGCTGGTAATAAGTTTGCACTACCGTCTACTAAATCTAGCAATACTAGATTACTAACCATATTATTAACATGAACAGTAGGATTCCACGCAGTTTTACTAGCTTTCCATATTTGATTTAATGCTCTGTAACCTTTGTATAAAGGTTTCTTAGGTCCTGCTGCTATTTCATTTATCTGAAAAATATTTTCGTATACTTCTCTTGGCAAATATTTATTTGCTAATTCACCGTAAGTTTTTTGTATAGTACCTGATCTTGTAGAGTTAGGAACTTGAACCAAATCAAGTTTAGCTATTTCCTCAGATGTTGGGGCAGTTTTAGTAAAAGTTTGTGCTGCTATATCGGCATAAAATTTATATCTTGGTAGAGTCTTTGCCATCAATCTACCTGTTTCCATGATAGCAAATGCACCATCTTCTATCTCAGACATACCAAGACGTTCTTGTTTAGTGTATTCCCATCTAGCATTTAATAAAGGTTCATCACCTTTACCAGCTTTGATCAAATCTTTTACGGAACTTTCAGTAGCTTTTATTGGCTCTTCAAATTTTTTAACTTGTACATTACCAAATAATTCCCAACCTTTATGCTCTTCTAAATTAACAAGTTTACCTGTATCATCTATTTTAAATGCTTTAGTTTTACTAAATGATTTAATCCAGTCATTAGGTGTTATAGTTTCAAGCACACCTCTAGCTCTTAATTCAGATCCAATCTTTGATATTTCTTTACCACCATAAGATCTTTTAATATATCTTTGTATATTTCTTAATGCAGTTTCTTCTGTAATTAAACCTGCATCAATATACATTTGTGTTATTCTAGTAATTTGTGTTCTTGCTTGTTTAGCTATCTTAGCTAAATCTTTTGGAACTACATTAAATTTAATGTCACCTTCTAGTAAATTATATAATACTTTTCTTTCGTCAGTACTTAGTTGATTTGCTCGTTGGTATATTCTAAAAAATTCTAATTCAATTTTATTTCTTAAACCTTCTAAATCTTTTGTTTCTATTTCTTTTACAATTTTAGGAACTTTATACCCATCTACAAATAGTTTAGCTAAATAACTAGCTACACTTAGGTCTTGTTCTATATCATCTGTGCCTAGTTTTGCAGCTCTACCTTCTTTTATAAAATCAGGAACCTGTGTTTTTTTAGCAAATTTTACACCACCATATCCCATCATAAAGCCTAGACCAGCTCTTGAAAATCTTTCAAGTATACCCCCATCACTTTCTGGAACATCTACTCCAAATATTTTTCCATCTACTGGTAAAGCAAATCCGTATAATGCACCTGCTGCACCTGTACCAAATTCACCAGACTTAGGCCCTACTGAAAAATAATCATTGTAAATTTTTTGTGCTTTCTTTGTGTAAGCACCTTTTGCTTTCTCTACACCTTTAACTATAGGTGCTATAGGTTTTACAAAACCACCCAATACACCTTTAAAAAATTCTCTAGGCCCTCTTAATATAAAATTCTTATTAGTATCTTTGTTAGGTAAAAGTGAATTAGGTCTACCATCAACTGTTTCAACTTCTTTAAATTTAATATTTTTTCTAACTATTAAATCTTTTTTACCTCTGCCTTTTATTTTACCTTTTCTTTTACTTTTCTTTAATGCTTTTTCTGTGCCTATAAATATGTCTTCTTCACCAGGTCCAGCTATAACTTTTTTTAAATTATCTGGTAATTCTTCCATAGCTTCATCAGTAAATTTTTGTTCTTCTAAAGCCTTTGTAACTTTTCTAATTTTTGCAAGCTCTAAAGTCTTACCTATTGCTGGAGATAAAATAGCACCACCTAAAGCACCAGCACCTGCTTGTTTAGCTCTTGTATCAAATATACTATTCTCATCTACATATCCTAATGCACCTGCTAAGCCCCCAGCTACACCTCCAGATACAGCCATTTTATATAATGTCTTACCTCTTAATACAGGTATTAACCAAGTAGCAGGATCTAATATTGCACCACCAAAATATGCTGCAGCTATTAATCCACCACCCTCACCCTGTAATGCGTTGTTTAATTTGGCCTGTTGTGTTTTTAAATCTTCATCCATGAAGAATACTTTTTCACCACCAGCAAACTGTGTAACTCCACGAACAGTATCTGTAAGACCTAATACAAAAGCATCGCCAATACCAAACTCAGTATCAGGATCTGTGTATAATTTTGTAAGAGATTTATCCTGTTCCTCTTCAGGTAACAAGTCATCAAACAAACCTTTTTCTTTTAATTGGTATTTATCATCAGGTGTATCTGATAATTTAAATTCATTATTTATAGGTATATTTCTCTCTGCTTCAGGCAAGAGATCATTAAATACATTATTAGTTTTAGGTTGATTTTCAAAATCTCTCTCTTCTTGAGGTAAGAGATCTTTAAATAAGTTCTCAGCCATGATTATAAATTAAAATTATCGGAGTCTAACCCCATTGCCTCAATTCTTTCTTTAGCTCTTGCTCTTGCTGTATCTATTCTACTATTTTTATCATCATCTGATAACGATGGACTATCACTTATTCTAGCTATAATATCTCTTAAGTCATTAATTACAGTTGCTGCTGATCCAAATCCACCACCTTCTATAGCTCTTTTACTTTTTAAATTAATATTAGTATCTTCTTTAGCACCTATCTGACTAGTATCTGGTGCTTCAAATAATTTTTTAGAACCAGGGAAAGTTTTAGTATCTTCTGTAGTAGTTTCAGTAGCTTTAGTTTCTTCAGCTTTGGAAAAACCTGTAGGATATCCAGTTATACCTTGATTTTTAAATTGAGTATCTATATATTTATTTAACATGTATTGAAACTCACCACCTTTGTAAGAATCTGTATAACCTTCTTTTAAAAATTGCTGTAAGTTATATCTAGGATCTGATGGACCAACATTAATTTCTGGAGCACCACTTACAGGATTTCTAAAAGTAGTTCTAAAATCAGTATCGAATTCTCTTCTCTCTGTACCATATTTTTTAATATCATATGTACCAGTTTCTCCACCAAATTCACTCATTTTAGGTAAATTTAATTCTGGTCTAGTAACTTCTGTACCTGTATCCATAGCTTTCATATCTTTAAAAAATAATTCTGCTACTGGACCAGACCCTTGATTCTTAGTTATTAAATCTATAGCATCTTTCTGTTGATCTTTAAAGTTCATAGCTCTTGAACTCTTAGCTGTATTAAAACCATAACCTTGAAAATCAAAATCTTTAAGTTCGTCTAGAAAATCTTTAGGTGCATTAAACATTAAGTTCATTCCAGCATCAGAAGTTGTAAGACCATTATAACTTGCATATAAAGCACCTGGTGTTCCTACTCTTTCTTCAATTAATTTAAATCTTTTTTGTGTATCTTCTTCCTCTTTTCTAAATAGCTGTGCTGTCTTTCTAAATTCTTGACCAGCTTCTTTAACCAGATCAGCATACATCTCATCTCTTGCTGCTTTTTGCTCTAATCCTTCTTTTAAGAATCCTGTTAATATTCCTCTTGCTACTGACATTATTCTTCTCCTTCTGGTTGAGGCCTAGACATTAAGCCAGCTTTTTTAATATCTTCTTGTGTAGATTCAGTTATATCTGATATTTTTTCTTTAGCCATTTTAACTTTAGTGATTTCTCTTATCTGTTGTTTATTTGTTAGATCTTCTAATGAGAATATTATATTCTCTACACCACCATTGATACCTATAGCTGCTATCATTTTCATTACAGGTTCTGTAATTATAAAAGCAAGATCTGGCGAGAACTTACCTTCCATAAATCCACCAAATAATACAGTTCTACCTATAGCTTCTACAGGAACACCTGCATCTAACATTCCTATTAATTCTTGTACAAATTCTTTTTTGTGCATAGTAACCCAAAGATATTCTGTTATCTCTTCTGGGTCAGTAAATTGTGGCTCATGCTCCCAGGGGTAATTACCTGGAGTATCTGTAAGTGATTGTCCTGCAACTGGTGAATCGAATGGATCACCTACTCCCTGTTCATATTCTTGTTCTCTCATTATATTTCCTATAAGTTAAACTTTTACTACAGTTCTTTCTGATAATGCTTTTCTTCTAAGCAGATATCTATTTAATCTATTTTCCCACATTGAGTTCATAGCTATGGGATCTACTATTCTTCCTGATCCTGGAATCATCTGAGATCTTGCAGCACCAGAAGCATATGTAGGCATATTACCATATCGACTTAGGTTAGGTGCTCTTACCGTATATTGATCTGACCCACCACTACCAGAACCTCTACTCATTAAACTTTTACCTAATGCAGTTCCTACTTTTTTACCTATTGCTCCTTGGCCAATTTTTGCACCTAGTGCACCTCCAAAATATCCTGCAGCTCCTACAACTGCTACTTTAAATATATCTTTTAATTTAAACATTAATTATATCTCCTCACGATTATGGTTTATATAAATTAAAACCAAACCTACCAATTAATTCATATAAAGAATCTTTCGATTTTTTATCTGATAAATCTAATGCCGTGGATCTCTCAAGGGCTGCCATAGCTAGATTATGATTTCTATTTTTTTCATTCTGTGAAGCTGTATTAACCCAAGATGCCTCATCTCTCCACTGTTGCCAAGCTGATGACAAAGCCCAGTTTGATATGTTTAGTAAATTCTGTGCGTTAGTTTGGTTAGCAGCATTTGCTGCAGCTGTATTAGCTGTATTGATTGCTCTTCTCCAAACTACATTTGATTGATCTATCTCTCTTTGATTAGTTACATTAAACTGATCTCTATTGTTTTGTAGTGTAGCATTATACTGATTTATAGTTGCTTCTCTTTTAGCATTTGCTTCATTAACACCAATAGTATTTTGTGCATTTAAAGCATTAACTTTATTTTTTTCTGCCTCAGAGAATTTATTCATAGCATCTACTCTTGCAGCATTTTGTTCTGAAATCTGTGTTGTTAATTTATCGTAAAATTGATTTACTTGATTTTGACTTGATGCATTAAATTGTGCTGAAGCATTTGCTGCAGCTTGATCTGATAATAAAAATGCTTGTCTAGTATTTATATTAGATAAATTTGTTTGCTGTCTATTAGATAGATTAGCCATATCCATCTGTAGATATGATTGTGCGTTTGTTAGTGCTGCTTGTTGGTTATTAGATAGATTTTGAAAAATCATATCTTTATATGTTGCAGCATCTTTAGCAGCTATAGGTATAGCTGATTGCATTATACCTTCAGCTAATGCTTGTGCAGCCATTGAACTTGCACTCATACCTCTATTAGCCATTGCAGCTTCGGTAGCTTTTGCAGCACCTCTAGCCCATACTGGTAAAGGATTACCTGAAGCTATAGCAGTTTCTACTTCTGTTTGTAGTCCAGCTAACTGACCTTTTACTGTAGCATCAGATGTAATAGTTCCCGTAGCACCAGTCATAGGAGCTGACACAGTTCCCTGTGCAGCAGTTGCTTGTGGAGTTGCCCCAGCTACAGTTGCAGCCGTCATCTGTGCAGTTGTTTGTGGAGTAGCTGCAGTAGCACCCACACTAGCTGTTGTTCCAGGGGCAGCTATAGTTGGTGTTGTAGGGGCAGTCGGTGTAGCAGCTTGTGCTGTACCCGTAAGACCCTTAGTACCCATTAACTCATTTGCACCTACATTTTGTAGTGTAGGTGATATAGTTGTACCTACTGGTAGAGTAGCTTTTGTTAATAAGCTATCAATCAGTGATACTGCTTTAGAACTACCTGTCTGTTCTTTTTGTGCAGGTGCTATTGCACCTTTATCTAGAACTGTGTTTACAGGTGTTGCTGGTGTTTTGGGTGCTGCCGTGGTTGTTGCCTTTGTTGTAGTCGCCATTATCTCCCCTGTCTATTATACTTCTTGAAGCTACGCTTCTCCTGTTTATTTTTTGATTTTTTATGTACTCTTGGTCGTTTCTTTGGTGTTGGTCTTTCTTCAAATGATTTAAACTTTCGTGCCATTAACCAACGTATGTTGTGCCGTCAGTTACAGCTTTATCAATTGCTGTAAAACTTTCGTCAGTCCAAATTGATGTAGTACCGTCTTCTTTTTTCATAGCCTTCATAAGCTCTAGGTGTTCTACGTTTCTTGAAACACATGCTTTTTTTTCTGCATCTGTTTCTCCATCCATAGCTGTACCTGCAATTACCGCATTAATTAAGGTAACACTGTGACCCATTGCTGTGTAATCTTGAGCTATTTCTTCTGCTGTTTTATCCGCCATTTTATTTTCTCCTGTTTTTAATTAACTTTTTTTTTAAGTTTTTTTAAGTTATCAATAATTGATCTAGGCTCAACCATGTTGTTTCTAGGATCACTATCATTGAATTTTGTTTCATCCCATTTGTCTTGCATATGGAATTGTAAATTTATATTTTGATCATACCCAAATTGTGTCCATCTAGTAGATCCCCATATAACTACACCTTTTTTACTTGCTGAAGCTGAAAAATGATTTAAACAACTATCTATAGCTACAAATGTTTCTGCACCTTTTAACATCTCATGAATCTGAGCCCAGTGTAAGTCACATCTAATTGTACCCATAAAGTGTGGCTCATTAGGTAATACACAATTAATAATAGTTGTATCTTTATATTCTTCTCTAAGCATATTTACTAGTTGTTGAGCAAGATATGGTTGATAATTTCTATTTGGATTAATGTTTGTGTATTGAATATTATCTGCGTAATTCCATTTAGGTTGACCCCCAGAAAACTGAATCATTATATATTTTTCAATCTCATTAGTCTTTAACCATTTATCTACAGATTCTTTATGTTGTTCTGTATATAATTTTGGTAACATTGACTTATCATATTGGACACCATGATGTTCACAATAACTTTCAATAAGATGTTGCTTACCAAATTGAAAATTAGATTTATATGGCTCACAATAAAATATATTATCAGATGACATTATTCTTGGATCTTGCAATGGTAGTGTTTCCTCCAATACAAGTTTAACATCTGGATTATTTGCAAAACAATCTATGTAAGGTGTATAAATTTGTACCTCTGCTTTTTTTCTAAGTTGAGGTATTAAAGCTGTAAATGCTGCACATTTACCAACTCCACCTTCTACAACGTATGTATTTAACATTATATTTCCTTTATATATTATTGTTATATTTAAAGGAGGGGTAGTCTTTAAATTTTATTTATTTCTAATTATTAGCTTTAATATAGATTATAGCTACCTATATAAAAATGTCAACTTAAAATTATTCGTCTTCTAATTCCTTTACTCTAGCTGTTAATTCTTGTATTGCTTTGATTAAAATTGGAATAAATTTAGCATATTGAATACCATATTGTTTTCCATCTTTAGTAATATTAACTGTTAAATTAGTTTTATTATCTTTATTATATCCAGCTTCTATTTCTAATGCTTCAACTTCTTGTGCCTTAAAACCAATGTCTAACCAATCTTCTTTGTGAGTACCATCATTGACTACTGTATCTAAATCTGTTGTTTCTCTATCTTTATCAGCAACATATTTAATTCTTTTATCCCATTTATAAGTAACAGGGTTTAATTTATTTACAAAATCTAAACCTAAATTTAAATTATTAAAATCTGTTTTATCTCTTTGGTCAGAAGCTACTGTCCAATCTACTTGAATATTAGCTGCACTAATATTTTCATCTCCAAGAACAATTTCATTATCAGCTGATGAAATTATACCACCAGGAGAACCTGTTCTACCAGCATCATGTCCTAATAAAAGATTATTATCTCCTGATGTTAGAGATATACCAGAGTTTGAACCAAATGTTGTGTTATCATTACCTGTTGTCAATGCTGCAGAACTAGCATTACCCCCTGATGTATTTGAATTACCTGATGTAAGATTTGGCATATTATTATAGCCAATCGCAGAATTTCCACTTCCTGTTACTGCTGAATTCATTGTAGTGTAACCAACACCTGTATTTTCATCTCCTGTTGTAAGTAATCCTAACGCACACAAACCAACTGCTGTGTTTGAATGACCTGATGTACTATCAGCTAAAGCATTTCTACCAAATGCTGTATTGTTTGAACATGTTGTGTTAGCTCGTAAAGCACCACAACCCATTGCTGTATTGTTAGCACCTGTTGTGTTAGCACATAAAGCAAAAGCACCAACTGCTGTGTTTTTAGTTGCTGTAGTATTTTTACAAAGTGCTTGTCTACCAACTGCTGTATTTGAATGACCTTCTGTGTTTGATGTTAAAGCTTCAACACCTATAGCAACTGAATCATATCCTGTTGTGTTAGCATCCATAGAATAAGCACCAACGGAAGCATTGTTTGCACCTGTTGTGTTAGCAGTTAAAGCTTCTCTACCAACTGCTGTGTTATTATCTGCTGTTGTGTTAGCACATAAAGCATTATAGCCTACTGCAGTATTAGATGCACCTGTCGTATTGGCATTTAAAGATTGCATACCAGTTGCAGCATTTGCTGCTCCTTCTGTGTTACTTCTTAATGAACAAAAACCTATTGCTGTATTACTTCCACCTGATGTAGTATTTCTACCTGCATTATAACCAACAGCTGTATTATTAGAAGCTGTTGTGCTTATTGATAAAGCATCCATACCAACTGCAACATTATAATTACCTTCTGTATTAGCGTCTAAAGCGTATGCTCCTACTGCTACATTATCATCTCCTGTTGTATTAGCAGTTAAAGCCTTGAAACCAACTCCTGTATTTTCATTAGTTGTGTTAGCTTTTAAAGCCTCAAAACCTATTGCAGTGTTAGCAGTTCCTGTTGAGTTAGTGCATAGAGCTGAAAAACCAACGGCAGTATTGTTATCTGCTGTTGAGTTTAAATCCATTGCAAAAGCACCAATTGCTATGTTTCCATCTCCTGTTGTATTTGTTCTTAAAGCACTTTCTCCTACACCAACATTTCTACAACCTGTTGTAGTATTTGTCATAGCTTCAAAACCAACTGCTATATTGTTTGAAGCTGTTGTATTTGCGTCTAATGCGTTTGCACCTACAGCAACATTTTTTGTTCCTGTTGTGTTTACATTTAAAGCTGCATATCCAAAAGCTGTATTATTATCAGCTGATGTATTTGCTTCCATAGCTATATGTCCAACTGCTGTATTTCTATCACCTGTTAAATTAGTTTTTAATGAACCACACCCCATAGCAACATTTCTACAACCAGTTGTGTTAGTTGATAAAGAACAATAACCTACTGCTGTATTATCATCAGCTGTCGTGTTAGCATCTAAAGCTAAAGCACCTACTGCTACAAGTTTTTCACCTGTTGTGTTAGCAAACATTGCATGAGTTCCGACTGCTACATTATCATTAGCTGTTTCATTATTATGTAAAGAATTATAACCAAGAGCAACATTACAATCGCCTGTAGTATTATCATATAAAGATTGTCTTCCTACAGCAGTATTTTGAAAACCTTGTGTATTAGTAAACATTGACAACCTTCCAACAGCTGTATTTTGACAACCTGTTGTGTTAGCATCTAAAGCTGCTCCTCCAAGAGCTGTATTTTCTGCACCTGTTGTGTTAAGACCTAAAGCTGATGTACCAACTGCAACATTATTATCTGCTGTTGTATTAGCATCTAGTGCTTGTTTACCTATTCCAACATTGTTATCACCTGATGTAAGAGCTGTTAAAGAACAAGCACCAACTGCTGTGTTACCATTTCCTGTTACAACAGCTGTCATAGATGCTCCGCCAATTGCTACATTAAAATCTCCTGTAGTTCCAGCTAACAAAGCATTTGATCCAATTCCAACATTGCAACATCCTGTAGTATTTGCTTTCATGGCTTGTCTTCCAAGTGCAGTATTTCTTATTCCAGAAGTATTTGCATTTAAAGCACAGAAACCTACTGCTGTATGTTCACATGCTGTTGTGTTATTATCTAATGCTTGAGCACCTACTGCAGTATTAGAATGACCTGTTGTATTTGCCTGTAAAGCACATGCTCCTATTGCTGTATTATTATCTGCTGTTGTCGTCAATTCTAATGCTTTGTAACCAAGACTAGTACTATGTTCTGCTGTAGTGGCAGTTTTAAATGATTGATTTCCTACAGCTGTATTTTGATGACCTGTTGTGTTTGCTTGTAATGCACAAAAACCTACTGCTACATTTTCATATCCTGTTGTGTTAGCTAATAAAGAATGTTTTCCTACTGCTGTATTTCCACTAGCTGTTGTGTTGTTATATAAAGCACCTTGACCTATCGCAGTGTTAGAAGCTCCTGTTGTGTTAGTAAACATTGCTGTGCTTCCAATAGCTGTATTATGATCTGCTGTCGTATTAGCAATTAAAGCACTATTACCCATTGCAACATTGGTTGCACCTGTTGTATTACTACCTAAAGCTGATTTACCAACAGCTGTATTATTATCTGCCGTTGTGTTAGCTGTTAAAGCACTTTGTCCAATTGCAGTATTATTATCTCCTGTAGTATTAGCATCTAAAGATGTAACACCTAATGCTGTATTTTGACAACCCTCTGTATTAACAAGCATAGCATTTAATCCAACTGCTGTATTTTTACAACCTGTTGTGTTATCTCTTAAAGATAAAGCACCAACTGCTGTGTTACAAGCAGCTGTTGTGTTAGTTTTTAAACTTTCAGAACCAACTGCTGTATTATTATCTGCTGTAGTGTTAGCACAAAGAGCATTTTGACCTATTGCTGTATTAGTAGAACCTGTTGTATTACAAGCCAAAGCATTCTGACCACCAACGGCTGTATTACAATTTCCTTCTGTATTTTTAACTAAAGCTGATCTTCCTAAAGCAAGATTTTCTCCACCTGTCGTGTTTGCACACAAAGCAGCTACTCCTAAAGCTGTATTTGAAGTTCCAGAAGTAGTATTACGAAGTGCTTCTGAACCTATTGCTATATTTGCAGAAGTTGTACTACTTGTCTCTAAAGCACAAGAACCTATTGCAATATTAATATCGCCTGTTGTAATTGCTGTACCAGCATGATCTCCAATAGCCACATTATAATTACCACCAGCTTGAACACTATCTAAAGCAGTATCTCCTAATGCATTATTACCTGTTCCTGTAGGATAGTTACCATCTAATTTTATTGTTCCACCATCTGTAGAAAAATTACCAGCGTTAGTTAATCCATCTGTATTTAATGCACCATCAATGTCAGCATCACCAGATATGTCTAATTCTGTTGCTATAATTTTATTATTAAATGTAGCTGCTCCTGCTTCACTACCATCAAGTGTAAGCATTGTAATATCTGAACTATTATCAGTACCTTTAAATATAATATCAGTATCATTACCTGCTGCATCTATTGTAATATTACCTGATGAAGTTGTAATGTTTACTGCTGCATCACCTGTAGAAAGATCATCTGCTGCAACCGAAGCACTAGTATAAGTATTAAGATCACTAACGGCAACCTGTTTCATAGTACCATTATCATTTAATATAATTCTATCAGCATCAACTATAGTTACAGATGATGCACTATTATCACCATCTAATATGTTAATCTCTGCTGCTGTAGATGTTACGTTAGTGCCACCAATGTCAAGTGTAGTCATTGATACTTCACCAGCCACTGTTACTATACCATCAGCAAGTGTTAATAAATCTGTATCTGATGTATGACCTATAGTTGCACCATTAATATTTATATTATCAATTACAGCCTGTGTAATAGCACTATTAGTACCTAAAGTTGCACCGTCAACTGAACCCCCATTAAGATCAGCTGTATCTGCAACTAAAGCATCTGTAGTAACTGTACCATCAAAAAATGCATCTTTAAACTCAAGAGAGGAAGTTCCTAAGTCTATGTCATTATCAGTAATAGGTACAATAGCACCATCCTGTACTCTAATTTGTTGTACTGCAGATGATGATACATTTACATAAAATTCTAAATGATTATTAGTAGAATCAACTAATACTTTGTTCCTACTATTAGCGTCTCTAATTGATATTATAGGTCCGCCTTCACCCGCAGTTCCATCATGCGTGTGTCCTGTTGTTGCGTTAAATGCAGCTAATACCTGGTTAAACTCATCGTTAGAATGAGCTGCCGTGATAGTATCACCTGATGTAAATGTTGATTGTCTTGCCGAATAGCCTGCCATTATCTCCTTCCTCCTGGGGTAAATTCTAATTGAAAGCCTTTTATTGAAAATGAATCTGAACTACTTTGATCATCTATTTTTAATGCAACAGCAAATCCAGAGCCTTCTACTGATTGTCTAATCAATGGTATTCCTGATGCATTATACGTTGCGTTACCATATGTTGATGCTCCATAGACTGCAGCTCCACCTCCAGATACTAAACTTATTTTATCTGGTTGTGGACTATTTTGATCATCATAATCATATCTTACCGCTAAATCTGCGGTAACACTTGTACCTTCTCCTTGGTAATTTAAATTAACTCTTTGCATATATTTTCTAACACCTGGATCTCCCATAACCATATCTGGGGATCTGTATACTGCTAATATAGTAGAATTAGCAGAACCGTTAGCAAATGTATTTCCTGTTTCCATTTTGTAAATAAATCCATCAAAGCCTCCAAATACTTGAGTCTCAACGCTACTTATAAAATCAGAATCTGTTGATGATGGTTTTATACCTATCATATCTGAAAACTCAAAACCTATAGCTCCTGAATTTGGATTGTTTTTTAATACTCCTATAATTCCTTTTGAAGAACCTTGTCCACCTGTAGTTGTAGGATAAAATATTCTATATTGGGATTTATCTCTAATAACTAAGGATGTTACTCTATCCAGACCTACATCATCAATTCTAGATTGTATCTGTCTAGATATAGATCCTAGTTCAACATCACCAATTCTAGCTGTACCAGCAATAGTTCTTAAACCATCTGGTGCTAAAAATATAACATCACCACCAATCTCTTGAATACTACCACCATCTCTACATCCTATATTTCTTGTAACTTCTTGTACTGCAAAATTACTACCTGTTGTCCCTGTTAATTTATATATTCTATCTGCACAAAATATAATTAATTCATTTCTAAATACTTTTAAACCAACTACAGTTGAGTCAACTTTAAATGATCCTGCACCACTAGCTGAAGTAAAATTATCTTCTGAAAAAGGTACACTAAATATAACTTCCTGTGAATTAGTTGCACCTGCATAAAACATATGGTTTTGAAATGCTTTAACAAATTTAGGATTACTGGGAGCAGTACCTCCACCTGTCGCATTTATAGGATCTACATTAAAACTAGTATCAATTGATTGTGCAGCTGAATGTCCAGTAGCTATTATTAACTTATCTGTACCATTAAAATTATATTTTTCAAAATCATAAGCTCTAGTTGCTGTGCCTAGACCAGTTGTTAAACTTGTCCAACTACCAGATGTAGCCCCTCTACTAATATCCCCACCTCTAGCAGCTATTACTTGATTATTAAATATAATAGAACAATCTACTGTTGTACTTGCATTACTAGACCCTTGTGGAACTTGTGTTGTATTATACAAAGCAGTACCACTTACTCGTCTGTAACCACCTTTAATATCAGGTTCAAAATTTTGTAATATAAGTGCTTCACCAGGTTGCATTGAAAATACATCTTTGTTCAATGTCAAACCACCAGCACAACTTACAACAAATGGTGATATTAAATCAGTAGTTGGCATCTTTATCTTTTTCTCTCTTTATAGATAAATCTTGTAATCTTTCTGTCTCTTTATTAGTCAATGGGCCAAAAGTTTCTCTTTTTGATTCTTTTGTTTTTAACATTTCAAAATCTCTTTTTTCTTTTTTTAAAAGGTTTTTATCATCTTGTTGATTATTTAAACCATTATTCATCATACGAGTTGCTTTTCTTTCAGCATATCTCATATTATCTTCTGGTTCTTGAGGTTTATTCAATGAAAAATTTATAGCCATAAATTTATTTATTTAGTTTTAATATTTCTTTTAAAATTCTTATACCTGTCTCTTTATCTTTTCCTATTAAAGATGGATTTTCTGCTGCTTTACCATAGCCTAATTTTTTTAAATCTATTATTTCCATTTTATTAAAATCAGCACTGGCAACTTTTATACCATTATCTTTTTGCATATCATCTTTTGAATCTTTATAGTTTATATTATCAATAGCTTTTTTTTCTTTATCTTTTTCTCTAATCATTAACTAACTCTACCTCCTATATTTGTAGCAATGCTTTCTCCTATTGCATCAGTTCTCATGTATTCATTTTTAGTAGCATAATCTACTTTTAGTAATCTTAGTTTTCTTTGATAATCCCTATCAGCTAATTGTGCATGTTGAGGATCTGATCTTAACATATAAGTATAATATTTAGCTCTATCTATAATTAGAGTTCTAAATCTATCTGGTAAAGACATAGTATCTCCATGTGCAGATAAATCAGTATGTGTTTTATAATAATTATAGCTTACTTGAAAATCACTTTTATTTGGTCTTGGACTTACACCAAAGGCAGTATAGTTAGGTAATAGGTATACCCTTAATGGGTCACTATAATTACCACTTCTATTTCTATCATCCATTGATTTAAAATTTTGTAAAAAATGATCATGTGTTATATATGGTAATTTTCTATTAAGTATATCACTTCTAGAACATCTAACATAATCAACATCTAATTGTACACCATCTGATTCTACATATATAAATGAACTTTGTGCTGTAGCTGTAAATATAGTATTTAATATTTTACCTTCTCTAAAATCACTAACAGCTACTGTAGTGCTTAGATTTTGTGTTCCACCTGCTGATGTTCCAACTCTAACAATTAATCCGCTTGTTGAACTATTTGGACTTAATACTCTAATCTGTAAATTGTATTGTTTATTTACTACAGTTTCTACAGATTGATATGCTGCTGCATCATTTAAATTTAATCTACCATTACCACTAGTAGTATGTGATGGTGATCCATCTCCAGTTGTCCAGCTATTAATATTAGATTCAAACTCTCCATTAGTAACTAATTCTCTTGGGCCCATTGTAAATGAGTCTATATCTACTTTTCTTAAATCAGTTGGTAGATCATATTCATTATCACCTACAAATAAATTTTGTGTAGTTCTTGCATATAATAAAGGTATCTCACCACCTTCATTATAAATATCATGTACACCTTTATTTATAAAATCTTTTACAGCAGTTTGTATACCCCTACTAGAACTAAACGTACTAGAAGTTAATTCTGTTTCGTTTAATTCTCTAAGTACGCTATTTGTTAGTGTTAGATATGTTGTTGCCATTTTGTAATAACTCTAATATTTTATTAAGTTTTTGTTCTTGATTGTTAATTCTGTTTTCTAAATTTTTAACCCTTATATCATTACCTAACGAAACAATTTTTTGTCCTGTACTTGAATCAGTTTTTTTTCTTAAATCATAAGTTGTCATAAAATCCTATTTATTATAAGGGGTATATATTAAGGGGGATATTAATACCCCCCTTAAATTATTTATCTATTAGTTGTTATCAGTTTCGTCAATACCT